ACCAGGCGCCATTGTTTACCTGGTCATGGGCACACAGGAATGGCCGCTAATTGATCAGACCCTGCGTGAGAAGGGTTTTCACTGGTCTAGCTCCATCGTGTGGGTGAAAGACCAGCTGGTGTTGTCGCGCAAAGATTATCACACCCAGTATGAACCGCTGTGGTATGGATGGCGTGGGGATGCAGCCCGCCTGCAAGAAGTGGTGGACCGCAAGCAGTCGGACACCTGGTTTATCGACCGCCCCAAGAAGTCTGAGGAACACCCCACCATGAAGCCGCTCGAGCTGGTGGAAAGATCGATCAACAATTCCAGCAAGGTCAATGCCATTGTGCTGGATTTATTTTCAGGCAGCGGCACAACCCTGATAGCATGTGAAAGGTTGGGAAGAATCTGCAGGGCAATGGAAAACGATCCGCGCTATGTGGCAGTTGGATTGGAGCGGTGGTCTGTGGCTACCGGTTTGACACCCACTGTGGAGGAATAATGCGAGGGAGAAAGCCCAAACCCACGGCAATCAAGGAACTGGAAGGCAACCCGGGTAAGCGTGCTTTGAATCACAAGGAGCCGCAACCCAGCGGAGGTATACCCAGTCGACCGGCGCACTTGCACGGGGCGGCTGTCATTGAATGGAATCGCGTGGTGAAGGAACTGCAGAAGATGGATGTATTGACCAGGGTTGACCGGGCGGTGCTGGCAAGCTACTGCGTGGCTTACGGGCACTGGGTGGATGCGGAAGAACACCTGCAGAAAGAGGGCGCGGTGATCGAGACTACATTTGGTAACAAAGTGCAGAACCCTTATCTATCCATCTCTAAACGATCGATGGATCAAATGTCTAAATTCGCGGCAGAATTCGGCATGACACCCAGCAGTCGGTCGCGGGTGAAGACTGAAACCCCGGATGAATCTGAAGAGTTGGAAACCATGCTTTTCAGAAATGCGAAAGTGAAAGTAGCCAAATGAAATGGCACGTGCGAAAAAGCAGGTTTTGCACCCTGCAGAGCAATATGCGCTTGATGTAATCGAGGGGAGAATCACAGCCTGCCGTTGGGTGCGGCTGGCATGCGAGCGTTATTTTCACGATCTGGAACACGGGCATGAGCGGGGATTGTATTTTGACCGGGAAGCGGCTGAACGGAAAATCCGGTTTACATCTTTGTTGAAACACTCCAAGGGGGAATGGGCTAATAGCTTTATTCAATTGGAGCCGTGGCAGCAGTTCATCGACTGGAACGTGTTCGGCTGGATGCGGGCAGACGGCACGCGGCGCTTTCGCACCCAGTATGAAGAAGTTGCACGTAAGAACGGTAAAAGCACCCGCGGAGCCACCACCGGTTTATTCCTGGCGTTTGCCGATGGCGAGCAGGGAGCCGAGGTTTACTCGGCTGCCACGAAGAGAGACCAGGCGCGAATAGTGCACACCGAAGCCATCCGCATGGTGAAGAAGAATTCGGGGCTAAAAAAACACATCCGGATTTACAAAGACAATCTGCACATGGAAGCGACCTCCAGCAAGTATGAACCGCTGGGGGCGGATTCGGACACCCTGGACGGCTTGAACGTGCACGGGGCAATTGTGGATGAGCTGCACGCCCATAAGACTCGCGAGACGCTCGACTTGCTGGAAACCGCCACGGGATCCCGACGATCACCCTTGATTGTGATCATCACCACGGCGGGCATGGATCGGCAAAGCATCTGTTACGAAAAGCATGATTACACCTGCAAGGTGCTGCAAGGCTGGAAGGACGGCGGTTTTGAAGATGATTCGTGGTTTGGAATCATTTATACCATCGATGAGGGAGACGATTGGCGGGATGAATCGTGCTGGATAAAAGCCAACCCGAACCTGGGCGTTTCCAAAAAATGGGACGACATGCGCATGAAGGCAAAGCGCGCCGCACAAATGCCGGCAGCGCAGACCAACTTCCTGCGACGCGAGTTGAATGTGTGGGTGCACGGCGTCACCAAGTGGATGAATATGGACGCCTGGGGCAAGTGCGCCGGTGAGATGGATGCACTGCATTTACCTGAGAGGCTCAAGGGCAAGAAATGCTATGCTGGTCTGGATCTGTCCAGCACTTCGGATATTACCGCCCTGGTGCTGGTATTCCCGGATGAAGAAGGTTCCTTTGATGTGGTGTGCCGCTTCTGGCTGCCAGAGGACGCCATTGAAGCACGCACACAGGAAGGTACGCATTACGACGTGTGGACGCGAGAGGAATATATCGACGCCACGCCGGGTAATGTGATTGATTACGATTGGATTTTTGATCAATTAGAGAAAGATGCGGATGATTTTGATATTGACCAGGTGGCGTTTGACCGCTGGGGCGCGGCGCGCGTGGTGCAGGTGCTGGAAAACAAGGGCATGACAATGGTGCAGTTCGGGCAGGGTTTTGCCTCCATGTCGCCGCCCATGAAGGAGTTGGAGCGCTTGATTCTGGCTGGTAAAATCCGGCACGGCAACAACCCGGTACTGACTGATATGGCGGACAACCTGGTGGCGCGCATGGACCCGGCAGGGAACATCAAGCCGGACAAGGAAAAATCCAAAGAAAAGATTGACGGAATCGTGGCGCTGATCATGGCGCTCGACCTGGCTTTGCGGCACCCCAACAAGAAGAGCGTTTATGAGGAGCGGGGAATCAGGACGCTGTAGAGTACTCTTGAATTGGGTTGGTAATAGTTGTATGATATTAAAACAATCGGGGTTGATAAAATTTAAAAGAGAAGGGGAATAATTAAAGATGAATAAAAAACATGCGCCCAAAAGGAATTTAAATTCAAAATTGTGGAGAGCCCCAATCATCATTAATATAATTGAGAATAATAAAGAAACAAATTCATCTTCTGACAAAATCGAGGATAAAGAAACAATTCCAATTCCTGATAACAACGACAACAAAATAAACATCGAAGGTGAAGTAATATTTAAAGAAATGTATCAAGAAATGCGCAGGCATAGAGATTATGTACATATTTCATCTACTTGGTATACAACTTTTTTGATAGCAATTATTGGTTTCTTGTTAAATTCGAATAAATATAATTATTTATACGAAATTATTAGAAGCAATGACCGTTCGATTTTTAAATTTATTATTTTTGCGATTGCATTATGCATATTATTGTTTAGTATTTTTTCTGTTGGATATTCTCAATCAAGATACGATGAAACAAAAGATTTCATCAATAAAAACTTTCGCTCAATATTGCCTGATCCACCTCGAAAAACCTTTACACCACGCCATGTGATTTATATAACCCAAGTATTATTATTTCTAACAATTGGATATTTATTATTGACGATGTAAGTTTGTTGACAAATTGTTTGATAAAATATCTAATTAGAATTGAATTTAGTAAATAAAGCAACCTTGGAATAGACAAGAGAAAATGATCGGAAATGATGTACCCGACGCCATAAAGCGTCGGTTTTTTTTATGAAACTGGGGGCTTGACTTCCTTTGGAACCCGCGCACTAATGGTGTCAACAACAACCAAGGAGATTGAACCATGAAAAACACAGAGCAAACCGAAAAATACAATCAGGAACAGGAACAAATCAAAGCTTTATTAAAAGAAATTTCGGTTGGGTTGAAGAAACACGAGCAAAAAACACAAACTAAAGGGATTTACTGGGGACATGTTGGAGATTTGAAAGACATAAAATCCACCCTGGCGGATATCAAAGATCGCCTGCATGGCAGCGGTGAGTATGCGCTTGACAACTAGGTGGGTCAGACTATAATAAAAGCAACAAAAGAGCAGCCCTGGTGTAGACCGGGGCAACTGATCGGAAATGATGCACCCGACGCCAATTGGCGTCGGGTTTTTCGTTTAACCCACCAGGAGGAAAATCAGCATGCCATTCACCCCACCCTCAGGCGAATTCTATGGGAAGTGAAGCTACTTATATCGGGTTATTAGCACAGATCCCACTGGTCGGGATCTTCGTGTGGTTTGCGTTGAAGATCATTTCAGTCTTCATGTCCTGGTTGGAAAAGCGCGACGCACAATGGCAGACATTCCTTGAGGAACAGCGCAGCGCAACAAATGGTGAATTGAAAAGCCTGACGGCTGAGATGGTGCGCATGAACAGCATGCTCTCCGCTCATGATGCCAGAGTGGTGGAAGGGAGAAAAACAACCCGATGAGTGAACAGAAACCTGAGAACGAAAAGCAGGAAAGAAGCAAAAGCAGCAATACCGATTTGATTCCCTGGTTCTATTATGCCGGCATGGTGATGGTGTTCACCGGTATGACTATTCATTATTCCTTCGCCATTGCGCTGATCGCGGTGGGGGCGTTTATCACGCTGGTCAGTTTAATCAATTCGTATCTCCTTCTGTGGTTAAGCAGGTAATCCATGCTGATCAAACCTTCGGATATTCAGGCAGCTAATTCAGCCCGGACGCCCGGCAAGCCGGTGGACCGTGAAAGCTACGGTCACCGCGGCAATATGCGCGAAACCAGCTATGCCAATGAGACGGTGACGCCGGAAGTGGCGCTGTCGGTCACGGCGGTAATGGCGGCTTTCACCATCCTGGCTGAAGATATCTCCTCCCTGCCCCTGATTTTGTATCGCCGTGATGGACGAATCAAGACCAGGGATTATGACAATCCCTACTATGCCCTGCTGCACGACGCGCCCAACCCGGAACACACCAGTATGATCTTTCGGGAGCTGATGGTGGCTCACCTGCTGGGCTGGGGAAACTTCTATGCGCAGTTAATTATCAATGGAGCCGGGGATGTTGAAGAAATGTGGCCGCTGCGCCCGGACCGTATGACGGTGAAACGCGTCAAGGGTGAGAAGCTTTACGACTATGTATCCACCGAAGGGAAACAGCGGGTCTTCTTCCGGGATGAAATTCTGCATATTCCCGCTTTCGGCTTTGATGGCTTGATCGGATACAGCCGCATTGCACTCGCCAGGAACGCCATCGGGCTGGCAATGTCAACCGAGAGATACGGCTCGAAGTTCTTCGCCAACGACGCCCGCCCGGGTGTGGTGCTGACGCACCCTTCAACCCTGTCGGATGAAGCATACGACCGCATTAAGAAATCGTGGAATGAAAACCACCAGGGAGCAGATAAAGCCCACAATGCGGACATCCTGGAAGAAGGCATGGATTTGAAAACCATCGGGCTGCCACCGGAAGATTCGCAATTCCTGGAAACGAGAAAATTCCAGGTAACCGAGATTGCTCGTATCTTCCGGGTGCCGCCGCACATGATCGGCGACGTGGAGAAGTCGACCAGCTGGGGTACAGGCATTGACAGCCAGGAACAGGGTTATGTGAACCATAATCTGCGCCCGTGGACGCGGCGCATCGAGCA